TATAAGGCTGATAATCATCAACCTTTTAAAATGGGTGCTCCTGAATTTTGGCAACACCATAGTAATAATTATACAGAACAAAATCAAGATTCAGATGAAGTTGATATTACACAAATAAGAAAAAAAAATTCATTAAATGTAAATGTAAAAAAAACATATTAAATTAGTATTTATATTAATTCATTTTATAATTTAAAATAATTTAAAATAATTTTAGGTAAAAAGTATAAAAATATAAAAAAATTGTTTTTTTTTTATTGTAAAATATAAATATTATATTCGTGGATTTTAACATATCACCAAAAATGTCTGATAATACAGAAATGATAAAGCCCGGAACTACCATACCACAAACAAATTCTGTTGGTGTTGGTATTAACATTTCTGAAATAGTTATTACATCATCTGGTGATTGGATTAACAAGTATCCAGATTGTGTTGCTTTTGGAATCAATGAGGCAGACACTAGTATCCCAACAGAAGGAACATTTTGTATGTTCTGTAAAACACATCCCGCAATTTATTCAGTAAAAAAAATGGTATCATCTAAAGGTCAATTTGCTGGTTGGCATTATTGTGCTGAATGTAAAACTAGATATTAAATTTATATTTAGTGTTTTAGTAAATATTTTTTTATTAACTAAATTATTTGATTTTATCAATAATTTTATTTTAAACAATTTTATTTTTATATATTTTTCTTTATAATTATATATATTTATAATATAGTATAAAACAAATAATAAATATAGAATAAAACAAATAATAAATGAGTACATTTAAAATACGTCCTGATGGTTTATTTGACCCTGAAGGTAAATATCCAAATCCACTAACAAACCAACCTTATTCTAAAATATATACTAAAAAATCATTACCTAAAGAACCAAAAGGTTGGTCTTTATTAGACGCATATACAGATAGAATAAAAATATTAAAAAAAATACATAATAATAAAATTTTAATTGTTAGCTTACCTACTGGTGTTGGTAAAACAGTTATTATTCCTAAATTATTATTACATTATTTTGGTTATGAAAAAAAAATTATTGTTACTACACCACGTCAAGAAACTACCGCAAGTCATGGTGAATGGGCTTCAACTTTATTAGATGTACCGTTATTTCATTTAGATGATAAAGGTGATCCAATAATAGATAAAAACAATACTAATAATGAATATAATGGTAAATATCCTACAGGTTTAAACATTGTAGGTTATAAACACGGTGATGAAAAAAAATATTTTGATAAAAAAACAACAAAATTATTATTTACAACGGATGGTAGTGTTAAAGGAATGATTACAGGAACAGACCCTTATTTAGAAGATTATGGCGGTATTGTTATTGATGAAGTTCATGAACGTTCTTTAGATATTGATACTGTAATTTCTTTAGTAATAAATATTTTAAAAAAAAGACCTAATTTTAAAATTATTTTTATGAGTGCTACAATGGATATTTCTATTTTTGAAGATTATTTTAAAAGAATAGGACACGGGTATGATTATTCAATTTATTCATTACCTGATGCTGAAACAACATATCCTGTAGTTCGTAAATTACAAACAAAAAAAGGTCCTAGTAATGCGTCAGGTATAAGTAATTTGGCTTATGATAAAGTATTAGAAATTATGAAAACTATTGAAGAATCTAAAGTTGCCGATGATAAACTTGGTAATATTTTAATTTTTTTAGCAAGTGAAAGTGATATTAAAACATTAATTAAAAAAATTAATAATAATATAAATATTTTTCACGCTGATAATAAACCTATGGTTTATAAACTATCAAGTAAAAACACTAAATCAGAAATTGATGATGCTACTGGAGAAGCTACACCAAAAGGTTATGCTAGAAAAATTATTATTGCTACTCCTATGGCTGAAAGTAGTATTACATTTAAAGGTAAGTTAAAATATATTATTGAGTCAGGTATTGCTTATACAAAATCTTTTGATGCTAAACGTTATTGTTTTGTTAATGGTAAGAATTATACTACACAAGCAAATATTGGACAACGATGTGGTAGAACAGGACGCACGTGTGAGGGTGAATGTATTCAATTATATACAAAAGACCAATTTGATAATTTTAATGAATTTACACAACCTAAAATATTAGAAGAGGATTTTACAAAAAATTTATTAAACTTACTTAAATTAACAGAAAATGAAAATAATATTCAAAAAACATTAAACTTCGTAAAAAATATGATAGAACCTTTTGGGCGTTTTAAAGAGTATGTTAAAGTAGCGTATTCTAATCTTAAAGAAATGGATTTTATAGACCCTAATGGCGATTTATCTAGTTTAGGTTTAATATGTAGTGATGGATTTGATAAATTTGATGTTAAAATTGCAAAAATGATTATTTGTGGTTATTTTTTTAATTGTATAGAATATACTATTATTTTAGGAGCAATTTTACATCATGTATCTAATTTAAGTGATATAATTATAGAATTATCAGATGAAGACAAAAAAGATAAATTAAAACTCGAACATTATAATAAAACTATAAATAATTTAATTTATAGTGAAAGCGATCATATTACATTATTAATTATAGTTAATAATTATTTAAATTCTACAGACCCATTTGCTTTTACAAAAAATAATTATTTAAATAATAAACAACTTCTTGAAATTAAAAACACTCATATTAAATTAAGAGAATTAATTACAAAACAAAATTCAAAAACTAAAAAATATAAATTAGAAGAATTTTCAAAATTACAACAGTTTAAAAATATTGGTAAATTTACTATGAATGGAGGATTTAAATTAAATAATAAAAACTTATTATATAATAAAAATGAAACTAGAACAAATAATCAAACAACTTTTTACAATAGCAAAACAAAGCACAATTTATTTACTAAAACTAATAACTATGTTGGAGGAGTTTACTCTAAATCTACTAACTCTAGAAATGCCTTTAGAAACAAAAGCACCAAAAATATCTTTAAAAGACAAATCAACACAAAGCGAACCACAAACAAATTAAATAATAAAATAATGACTACAAATAAGTATAAAAAGACTTTTAAAATGATGAAAGGTGGAAAAACATATACTAATACAAATGATAAATTAAATGCTATGCGTAGAGTTGAATATATGGAGTTATTTACATTAAATCAATTTAAAGCCAGAAACAAATTCGCACCAACAACTGCTTCAAAAACTAGAGAAGATATTATTAATCGTGTTATTGCTTGCTTATATTATGGATATAGCACTAATATTGCTTGTAATTCTGGTTTAAACAAAGAATATTTTGTAAAATTTAGCACTGTTAAAGGAACAATATTAGGTAATGACTCTAAATCATCATTTGATTATAAACCACCTAAAGATATTCCTGATTTTTTAATTTATAATACATTTGTAATTACAAAAAATTTTGGTAAAGAAAAAAAACCAATTGGTAGTTTAAATTTAGTTACTAAATTAGACTCTAATAAACATTTAAACTATTTTTTTGATTTACTAGATTTAAAAAATAAAGTTATTAAAAGTATGAAATAAATATAAACTTATTTTTCTTTTTATAATATAATTTTTATTTTTATAATATAATTTTAATATTTTTATTTATATATTATCTAATTAATTATTAATACTATTAAAACTAATATTAATATATTATTCTAACTCAATAATTTTATTTCAATTCTATACTTGTAAATAATGTCAAATACAATTAATACAAATCCTAATTTAAATTATCAAAATGATATTACACCTTCTTTTGATTTCATTGTAAAAGATGTTGCTTTAAAAGCATTATTATTTTCAATGTTATTTTATATAATGAATTCTAACTTACTTCATAAATTATTACAATGTTTTGATAAATACCCTTTTATTGAAAAAAACTTTATACAATCTGTCTTATTTGGATTAGTATTTTACTTTATAAGTATTAATTTATAACTAAGTTTTTAGAAAAAACTTAACTAAAACTAAGTTTTTAGAAAAAACTTAACTAAAACTAAGTTTTTAGAAAAAACTTAACTAAAATATATAACAAAAATTAAAAAATAATTTGCACTATATTTGAGTGCGGGATTTTCTAAATCCTTCTTTTGGCAAAATTTATTCTTCTTCGGTATTAGGAGCAAGGCATAATCTTACAAATCCAAGTCCAGCAATATCACAATGTAATACAATAGGATAATCATTACGAATAAGAATACGAATATTAGATGAGAGATTAGAACATTTACTAAATTGAACCAAATGTTTTAATTTAAATACACCTTGAACTATTTCATCAGGATTATTTTGTTCAAATGACATTCCATTTGAACTTGGTTTAATTTTAATTTCTTGAGATGAACATTCATTACAACCTTTAAAAATTAATTGATTACCAACACAAGTAATTTCTATTTTTTCACTAAATTGACTAATTTCACGGCATATTTTTTGAAAACGAGAACTTGACATCACAATAACACTCTTAAAACTTGGTGATGGAATATCACGCCTTTGAACTGGAATATCAATTAAACTTTGAAAAATAGTATTATTAATATTTTCTTCTTTATTATAACGTTCAATACCTAATCGATTGATATTATCTTTTTCTACAAATAATCTTAATGTGTCAGAATTTTCCATATTTTTTATAATTTTAAAAAAATGTTCTAGATTAACACCTAAAACAATAGGTTGTTCACATTTATAATCTTCAAAACTAGATTTATCTAATTTCAAATGAATTAATACAGTTCTTCCAGAATCAATAGAAAGTAATTTAATACCATCTTCACTACATTCTAAATTACCTTCTGTTAATAAATCTTTAAGAAGTTCAGTAAGATATTTAATAGGAGGCGTTTTTGAAGTCCATAAATGAAATACATATTTTGAAAAATCATTTGGTGTTGTTGAAATTAAATCACTATTAGTTTCAGTAGTTATTTTATTTTCTTCTGTAGACATTTTAAATATTAATAGAAATAATTAAATACTTAATACAAATTATAATAATTAAAATATATGAAATTTATATAAACTTATTTATTAATTTAAATTTAATTATATATTATTTTTTTAAATTAATAAAAATGTTATTTTTATAATTATAAACAAATTTTTTATAGATTATAGTTTTATATTAATCTGCTTTAAATAAATAAATAGTCATATAAGATACAAATGTAAGTAATATAAAATTTAATAATACACCAAATAATGTTTCTGCTCTTATTAATCCTATAAATGAAATTATTAGAAGAAATACAATACTAAGTAATACATTTATACCATTCATATTGAATATGTTTTATTTTTATTTTAGTTTATAATTTATATATTAGTAAATTTATTTATACTTATTTTAAACTATTATTATTTTATTAGAAGATAATAAATATTATTATTAAAATATATATAAAAAATTAAAATATATATAAAAAATTATTTTATTAAATTATTATTATAAAATGTATGATTAGATTGATTATATTGATTATATTGATTATATTGATTATATTGATTAGATTGATTAGATTGATTAGATTGATTAGATTGATTAGATTGATTAGATTGATTAGATTGATTAGATTGATTAGATATATAATTTTGTTTTTTATTTTTATCTTTATCAATATTCTGCACATGAGATTTATATATTATTTTATCATTTGCTAAACAATAAGTTTTTGGTATATCTAATTCATCAATATTAATTTCTTCTTTAAACCAAAGTTTAATAATACTTGAATTTTTTTTAGGACTAATACTAACACCATTTATTAAATTAGTTAAATTTCCAAATTCGTTCATTATAAAATGCCCAACACAATCAATCCATGATTTATATGAATTTTTTCTATCTACCTTCCAACTAATACAACCACCTTTAATATTAGTTGAACATTCCCATATAGGTTTAACTGATTTTTTCATTATGAAAAACATACCATTTTCAATCATATCTTTTCTAATAAATTTATCCAATACCCAAAATTCTTCAATTGTAGAAAATTCTAATAACTCTATATAACTTTCTAAACTCCAATCTAGATTATCAGGGTTATGATACCAAAATGTATATATTTCACTTAAATTAATACAATTTTGTTTTAAAGTATCATCCATTTTTATTATTAATAATTAAATAAATTATTTAATAATAAAATAATAAAATGAATTAAATAATTAATTTATTATTTATAATATATTTAACTATTTAATTATATGTATTATAAACTCATATTTTTTTAAATTAATAAAATAGTATTATTTATTTAATTAATAAAAATAGTATTAATTATTTATTAAATAAAATATTATTAAATAATAATTATATAAAAAATAATTAATTCGTTTTTTAAAATGGAATTATTCTTACCTCTTATTATACTTATTATTCTCGGTTGTATTTATGCTGGTTCATTAAATACTGCTTCTAGTCGTTTAAATGTTGTTCTTTGTATGTTAGTATTTATTATTGCTATTTGCTACATTCAATTAAACAATGATGCTTTTACAAATAGTAAAGGTTATGCTCCCATTAATTATGTTTTAAGAAATAACAATAAAACGTGTGATGGATTAAATTATAAAAGCATTAATCAACAAATTAGTTCTACTGGTTCATATGATGGTGTGAAACTTGAATCTAATATGGTTACTCATCCTCTAATTAATCCTGTTACTATTTTTAATCCCGTTGGAGATGGTATTAAATTAACTCAACCTTTAGGTAATAAACGTTTTCCTACAGTTGATGGTCAAAAAGATAGTGCGAAACATTTATTTACATTTGCTTATAATAACGTATCTCCTGACTGTTGTGGTCATTCTAATGTTTCAAGTGATATGGGTTGTGTTTGCTATAGTCCTGAACAATTAAAAATGATCCAAAGTAGAGGTGGAAATATTAAAGAAGGTTCTAGAGCATACCCTTTTATATAATTAAATTGAGAATTTAATTTTTTTATTTTTAATAGTTTATTTTTAATAGTTTATTTTTATTTTATAGTTTTTTTTATAGTTTAATAAATTTAAAAATTGATTTTTATATTATTATTATTATTATTATTATTATTATTATTATTATTATTATTATTATTATTATTATTAATTTACTTATTAACTTATTTATAAAAGTATTAACTTATTTATAATAAATAAAATGAATACACTAAATTTAATTATAAGTTCTTTATCTAACTTTGTTACTAGAATGGTAAATGGTATATATCCAGAACAATCTATGGATGCTTATAATAAACAAAAAAGAGAAGAATTAAATATAATAAATGAAGAAAGAAAACTAAATGTTATTATTGATAACCAATTATTAAAATTAAAAGAAGAAAAATTAATTACAGTTAAAAACAATTTAAAACTTCATAGTAAAATAATTAATAATATAAATATAAAAGAGAATGAAACTAATTTAACAATAATAACTAGAATATATTATATTTTATATAATCTAATTAAAGATGAAACATTTTTTGATAATAATAAAGAACTCTATGAAACTAATAAAAAACTATATAAACTAGAACATTATATAAATGGACTAACATACACATCTCCTTTTGATAATGAAGAAATTATTCTAGATAGACTAATACAATTATGTGATTATTTATCTCTTTATTTTCCAAATAATAGTATTTTGAAAGATTATGTAGAAGAAGATATTTCACATATACCATTATCAAGTATAATAAAAAAAATAATAAATTTATAAATTATAATTATGAATTATAAATTATACTGTATAAATTACAAATTTATTTTTTTAAATTTTAATTATTTTTTAAATTTTAATTATTTTTTGATGAATACACATTGGATTATTATCTTTTAATTGTTGTCGTCCATTTTCTTTAAAATCATATACACAATGATGACTTTCTGGTAATCTATGATTAATACAAAATCTTTTTTCACATCTACAAGATAAATCAGATAATTTTAATTTTTTATTACATTCAATATGATTACATTTATTTAATGTTTCCATTCTAATAGTATAAATACTTATTTATTATAAATACTTATTTATTATAAATGCTTATTTAGTTTTTTTATAAATCAATTTTTTATAAATTTTTTATAAATTTTTTATAAATTTTTTATAAATTTATATATTATTATCTATATATTTATTATCTATTGGTATTATATTATTATCTTTTAGTTTTAATGTTCCCATAATAATATCTACATTCATTCTTGCTAGTATTTTTTCTATTCTTTTTTTTATATATCTTACACCTCCATAATTATTATTATAATTTATATTTATATTTATTTTATTTTTCTTTTTCTTTTTCTTTTTCTCAATAAGTTTATGAATAATTTTATGTTGTGGATTTTTTATATTATTTTTATTAGTGTGATTTTTATTATATTGCTTTTTATTATATTGCTTTTGATTAGTGTAATTTTTATTATTATAAATTGGTATATTATATATATCACGATATATATTAGGTTTTACTATAATTTTATCTAATTGCTCCTCTAATAATTCTATTTTTTTATCAGTTTTTTCTCCAAAGACATTTTTAACTACACTAGGTAATAAAAAATGTTTTGCTATATATTTCTTTTCAGTTTTTGTATAAGAATTAAATTTAATCATTTCCATTCTATCAAGTAATATTGGAGATATTTTTTCTTTATCATTAAAAGAAAAAATAAATGTTGCTCTAGATAAATCTAGTGAAATACCATCCATATAATCATCATTAAAATGACTATTTTGACTATAATCTGTTAAATGAACTAATAAATTAATTATTTCTTGACCTTTATCAGTATTACTTACTTTATCCAATTCATCAAAATAAAATATAGGGTTCATACATTGAGATTGTTTTAATGATTGAATTATTTTACCACATGTACTACCTTCATAAACATAATTACTTCCTGCTAAAAATGCTCTATCTTGTGCTCCTCCAAGAGATATAAAAATAAATGGTAATCCAAAAATAATAGATAATCCATCTTTAATTAATGTTGTTTTACCTGTTCCCGCTTCACCGTGTATAGCAAATACAGAACCTAATGTTTTTGGATTACTTATCATTTTAGCAAGTATTTCAATGATATGTGATTTTGTATTGTGTTGTCCATAAATAATAGTATCCATATACTCTTTAGAATCTTTTAAATAAGTTGCTGAATTTTTTATTTTTTCATTATTTAAATAATGAGGTGTTTTATTAATATTAAATGGTATGTCTAATAATGTATCTATCCATTGCTTTAATTTAAAATATTCATTATTATCTGGTGTCATCTGTTCTAATAATTGTAATTTATTTAATGCTATTTTCTTATAATATAAATCCAATGTAGAATTCATTATTTTAAATAAATGTGGTGTTTTAATTAGTTTTAAATCTAATAATTCTGCAAATGATATGACTAATTTAGTTTGTTTTTCTATATCATAATCTAAAAAAAAATCAATATGATATTTAATAGTATCTAAGTTTAATTTAGGTTGATAATGTATTAAATTTTCATAAAATGTATAAGTTTGTGTTTTTATTAACGTTTGTGTTTTTTCATCTATTTTATTTTTATTATTTTTTATTTTAATATGATTATCAATATATTTTTTTATATCTTTATAAGTATCTTCATATTCATCACATTCATTATTTTCATCATTGTCTTCATCTTCATTATAATCATTATCATCACTATCAGTTTCTATTAAATTATCATCATTTATATTAAATTTAATATATTTATTACTTTCTCTAGTATTGTATGGTTTAATATATATTTTATTTCTAGAGACATTAGATTTTATATTTTTATTTAAATTATTTATAGTTTCTTTATCAGATTTCATTTTTATAGTTAATTTATGTAATAGTATGTAATATTATTTAATTTTATACTTATTAAATAAATAATATAAAATAAATAGTATAAAATAAATAATATTAAATATTAAATATTAAATATTAAATATTAAATATAAAAATAAACTATATATTATAATATATTTTCTAAATATAAAAATTGAATTTATTAATCTTGATAAATAATAATATTATTAAAAATATTAATTATATTTAGAAGAAACATAATAAAATAAAAAATGTCTAATTTAATTGATACAAATGAAAATAATATAGATATAGGTTTTGTAAATGGTATGCAATTTGGTATATATAGTCCAGAAGTTATACGTGCAAAATCAGTTGTTCATATAACTTGTGAAACATTATATGATAGCAATGGAATTCCTAAAATCAATGGTTTATTTGACTTACGTATGGGTCCTATTGAACCTAATGTTTACTGTAAATCCTGCGAACAAACTTATATAAAATGTCCTGGACATTTTGGTCATATAGAATTACCTAAACCCATTTTTAATTTACAATTTGAAAGTGATATTATTAAAATTTTAAAATGTATATGTATTAAATGTAGTCGTCTTTTAGTAAATAAAAATGATAAAAAAATTAAAGAAATTATAAATAGTACTAAAAATAATAATAAAGAACGTTTTGAAAAAATATTTAAACTTCTTCAAAAATCACACCGTATTTGTGGAGCAATTGAAAAAAAAAATGAAACACTTTATGATAATGGAGGGTGTGGAGCAATCCAACCCTCTAAATATGATACTAAAAATTTAAGAACAACTTTTAAAATTATTGCTGAATGGAAAGATGATAATGATGATACGCCTGTAAATATTATACAAAAATTTAATGCTGAAATTATCCTTTCCATTTTTAAACGTATTTCTGAAGATGATGCTTTAGTTATGGGATTTAGTCCTAAATGGTGTATGCCTAGTTGGCTTATTATGACTATTTTACCTGTAGTCCCACCATGTGTGCGACCTAGTGTGAGACAATATAATAGCCAACGTAGTGAAGATGATTTAACTAATAAATATTATGAAATTATTAAATGGACTAGAATGTTAAAAGAAAAACTTAAAAATACAACACTTACACAAGATGATATTGATCTTTTAAATAATATGGTTCAATATCATGTCATTACTTTATTTAATAATGAAATTAAAGGGATTGCTCCATCAACAACGCGTGGTGGTCGTCCAATGAAAACATTAAAACAACGTCTTTCTAGTAAAGAAGGTCGTATTAGAAATAATTTAATGGGTAAACGTGTTGATTTTAGTGCCCGTAGTGTTATTTCTGCTGATGCTAATTTAGCCATTGAAGAATTAGGGGTTCCTAAGAAAATTGCAATGAATTTAACGTTTCCTGAAGTTGTAAATAAAAATAATATTACACGACTTTATCAATATGTTAAAAATGGACATAAAGTTTATCCTGGAGCAAAAAGTATTAAAAGAATTAAAGATGGAACTCAATATAATATTATGGATAAAAATAAATATGAATTACATTATGGAGATACAGTTAATCGTCATTTAATTAATGGTGATTGGGTATTATTTAATCGACAACCTTCATTACATAAAATGAGTATGATGGGTCATCGGGTTAGAGTAATGGAAGGTAATACATTTAGATTAAATGTTGATGTTTGTAAGCCTTATAATGCTGATTTTGATGGTGATGAAATGAATATGCACGTTCCACAAAGTATTCAAACTGCTGTAGAATTAGAATATTTAGCGGCAGTTTCTAAAAATATTATTAGTCCTAGTTCAAGTTCTCCTATTATTGCTCCCGCACAAGATAATTTATTAGGTCTTTTTAAACTTACAGATGATAATGTATATTTTTCACATCAAGAAATTATGAATTTATTAGTTGGTATTGAAAAATTTAACGGTCATTTACCTGAACCCGACTATATTAATGGTTCAATTGTTAAATGGACAGGAAAACAATTGTATTCTTTAATTTTACCACCTATTACTTATAGTAAAAAATTTGATAAAAAAATAAAATCTATTATAATTGATAATGGTATTTTAAAAGAAGGTCAAATTGAAAAAGGTGCGTCATCTGCTATATTACATCATATTGTTAATGATTATGGATCAAAAGAAGCAACTCGTTATTTAAATGATTTACAAAAACTAATTTCACGTTATTTAATTAGAAGTGGATTTAGTGTAGGTATTAGTGATTTAATCGTTCATAAAGATATTAAAAAACGCAATGAAGATTATATTATTGAAACTAAGAAAAAAGTTGTTGAATTAACCAAAAAAACACATTTAAATATTCTTAGTGATATTTCTAATAATTTAGACGAATTCTATGATAGTAAAATAGCAACTATTAACAAAAATACGGTAGATACGATTGAAAAACAAATTGTTGAAAAAATGCCTTTATCCAACCGTATTAATTATATTGTTACTAGTGGTTCTAAAGGTAGTGAAAAGAATATACAACAAATGATGTGTCTTTTAGGACAACAAACAATAGACCAAAAACGTGTGCCTCTTGGTTTTAGTAATCGCACTTTACCTCATTACCCACGTTTTGAAAATGGTATTGAAAGTCGTGGATTTATCAGTAGTAATTTTATGAATGGATTAAATCCACAAGAATACTTTTTCCACGCTATGGCTGGTAGAGAAGGTGTTATTGATACTGCTGTTAAAACTGCTAACTCTGGTTATTTACAAAGAAAATTAATTAAAGCAATGGAAGATTTAAAAGTTGCACACGATTATACAGTAAGAACAAGTAATAACGAAATTGTTCAATTCTGTTATGGTTATGATGGTTTTAATAGTATTAGTTTAGAAAAACAAAAAACAAACTTTACTAAAATTTCAATTGAAAAATTAAATAATGATTACTATATTGATGTAAATGATAAATTTGCTTTTGTATTGAAATCAGAACTTACAAAGATGAAAAAAATAGAACATTGGAAACAAACTATTTCTCATTATAATAAACATATTGAAGACATTATAACGGAATATCATAAGATATTTACTAACTTTAATAAGATAGAAGACAAATTACACTATCCTATTAATTTTGAAAGATTAATATTAAATACAACACAGTTATTTAAACTTAATGATACATCTAATAAAAGTGATTTACACCCTATTGAAATTATTAACGAATTAAAAGATATTATTAAATTTTGCCAACTTAACGGGCAAACTAATTTAATTAGTGAATTATTAATTTGGGATTATTTATCACCTAAAAAACTTATTCGTGACCATAAAATTAATAAAATTGCCTTTAACCATATTATTACGTCTATTAAATCTATTTATACAAATGCTTTAATTGAAGGTGGTGAAATGATTGGTCCAATTGCCGCTCAAAGTATTGGAGAGCAATCTACCCAAATGACTTTAAATACATTTCACCACGCTGGTATTGGTTCTAAATCTTCTGTCACACAAGGTGTGCCACGTTTAGAAGAAATTTTAAGTAATACTAAAACATTAAAACATAATTCATATGAAATATATTTAACTGAAACTAATCGCTTTGATATTGAAAATGCTAAAAACATAAAAAACAATATTAATATGATTACTATTGGTGATGTATTAGACTCTAGTTCTATTTATTTAGAACCAACTAATAATTATGATAATGTTTTACCAGAAGACCGTGAAATTATGGAGATTTATAAATTATTTAATGAAATGACTAAAGATACTGACGTACCTAATACAAATCCTTGGTTAATTAGATTAGAATTTAATAGAAAAAAAATTATTGAACATAAAATAACAATGGAAGATATACAAATTGTATTAAAAGAAAATTATCCCAATGTTTCTCTTATGTTTATGGATGACAATGCTTCTAAACTTATATTTAGAATTAGAATTAACTTTGAAACACATAAAGCAGATGATGATATACTTTTTATTGAAGAAAAAATAAAAGAAATTAGTGAAATCAATATTAAAGGTGTTGATGGTATTACATTTGTTGAAATACCTTCTGATGAAAATTTATTACCAATTATTGTAAATAAAAATGGTTCATTTGTGGAGGAAAAAGAATTTACAATTACTGCAGATGGTTCTAAACATTTAAATCCAACTATATTATTTGATATTTTAATGATGCCTGGAGTAGATGTTAATAGAACCTATAGTATTGACCCTAATGAAATGTATTCTATTTACGGTCTTGAATCAGCACGCTTTCAAATACAATATCAATTATTGAAAGTATTGAGTTCTAATAGTATTCATATTAGTCCGCGTCATATTGATTTACTTTGTGATAAAATGTGTCAAAATAGTGATATAATGGCAATTAGTCGTTTTGGTATTAAGAAAGAAAATATTGGACCATTGGCTAAAGCAAGTTTTGAAGAATCAACAGACCAATTGCTAGAGGCTAGTCTTTTTGGCTCTTTTGATAATATTAAAGGTGTATCAAGTAATATTATGGTCGGTCAAATACCAAATTGTGGAACAGGTGATAGTATTGTTTTATTAGATGAAGATTTATTAAATACATATGATGAACCTGATACTATGGCTACAATTGACGAAGAACAAGAAAATGAAGACCTTGATAGTTATTTTAAAACATCAGAGTATTGTAATGATATTAATGTTAAAATGTCATTGAATGATGTTACTACATTTACTGAAGATTATGATTATTATCCTGATGTTAGTGTTGAATAAATTATTGACTAATTTATAAATTTATTATTATTGTATTATTTTATTGTTATTTTATAAAATTATTTATTTTTTTATTATTTTTTATTAATATTAATATAAACATAATCTATCTAGATACTTTATCTAACAATCTAGATACTTTATCTAACAATCACATTACTTTATTTTATATAGTTAAAATATATTATTTATTTATAAAATGATTATTATAGACAATAGAGAACATAAACTAATAGAATTAATTAAAAATACATCTTCTTTTACTATACCTTATGAAATAAAAAAATTAGATATTGGTGATATTATAATTTCATCATCTAAACATCCCGATAAATCATTAATTATTGAAAGGAAATGTATGACTGATATGATTTCTAGTATAAAAGATGGTCGTTATAAAGAACAAAAAATTAGGTTACAAGCCGAAAGGTCTAATTCGAATACTATTATTTGTTATTTATTAGAAGGTTTAGTTAATGATTTAAGAAAACCAAATGATAAAACACTTTTATATGGAAGCATTATTAGTTCTATATTTAGAGATACTATACCTATTATTAGAACAACATCATTACAAGAAACATTAGATATTTTAATAAGATTATATGAAAGAATGAATAAAAATATAAATGATTTCTTTATTTTAAAAAATAATAATTTACAACAAGATATAGAAATTAATGATACTCCAGAGAGAATTATAATAAATACTAGTAATTCTATTGTAAATACTAGTAATTCTAATAGTTATATTCTGGATACACCTATTATTCTAAATGATAATTTAAATAATAAAAATAATAATAATGAAACTAATAAAACTATTAATAATGAAAATACTGAAAATAATAATTTATATTTACACTCTATTAAAAAATGTAAAAAAGATAATATGACACCTAAATTATGGAACCAACTTATACTTACAAATATACCTGGAGTTAGCACATCTATTGCTATTAAAATAAATGAAGTATATCCTACACTTACATCTTTACTTAATGCCTATACTAATTGTGAAACAGACAATGATAGAATTAAATTATTATCTACTATTCTTCTTACACATACAGAAAAACAAAAACGACATATAGGAAAAGTTATTAGTAAAAGAATATATGAATATTTATATCTAGATAACTAAATAAAATAATAATTAAAAATAATATTTATAGGAATTTTTATAATTTTAGTAAAAAATTGATTTTAAAATAAATATTTATATATATTTATAAAACCAATCGCTATTAGAATTTTATCTGTGTTTTACTACTAAAACATTTGTAAAATGTCCAACTTATTACCTCTTACCAAAGACACATATAAAAATGATGAACAAGCCTTACTAGAAGCACGTGCAAAATATGGTGATAATGGAGAACTCATCGCACAAATAAATGAAATACTAGAAAAATGGCAAGAAAGGTCATCACGTATAAATACTCTTGATTGGGATGCACAAGACCGAGACTCGGCAGAAACTGATTTTAATAGTTTAAGACAAGCAGATAAAGAAATGCTTAATACATCAATAGATGAACAGTCACCTGATTGTGAATGGGATGTTAGTGATGACGAAGATGAAGATGCTTCGTCATCTGCTTCGCCATCTGCTTCGCCATCTGCTTCGCCATCTGGTTCGCCATCTGCTTCGCCATCTGCTTCGCCATCTGCTTCGCCATCTGCTTCGCCATCTGCTTCGCCATCTGCTTCGTCATCTGCTTCGTCATCTGCTTCGTCATCTATGGATACAATTGGAGTATATAGACCTACGCAAATATTTGGTAATATACCCGGTCAACCACCAGTAGACAGAGTAGATAAAGTTATCACGAAATCTGATTTAAAAAAACATGGTCAAAAAAACGGCACACGACATACTGCATCTCGCGTAGAACAACCAAAAACAGAATTTTATGATTTAAACACTATTGTTGATTATATTATTAAAATAATTAGAGATATACATCAACAACCTGGATTTATTGGATGGAAACAAACAACTGGAAATGGTAAAATAAAACAAACACTTTTAAAGCCATTAATGAAAACACCATCGTGTAGTATATCAAATAAATCACGTATTGCAACAATTTCATCTTATACTCCACGTAAACAAACTCCAATCAATCTTACGTTTATAGGTAAAACTACGTTTAGTATCAATTTGATTGAAGAACTTTATACTCAAATAGTCTATATTCTTCATAAGAATTTACATACGTATGATGTTGATAAACTCGTCGCAATCTTTGATTTGCTAATTAAAAATAAAGGCAGTAATTTACTTGCCTATATTTCTAGCAAAACATTAGATAGTGATAAGTATTGTATTAAATCGTAGTTATTTTATTATTTATTTGTTAAAACGTATCATTTTTATATTTTTCATATATAATCAGTTTATCTAGAATATACTGACAATCTTTCATATTTTTTTCTTCACATAAAATATAATTATTTAAAATAGATAAGTATTCTAAAATATCTTTTTTTACTACACTATCTAATTTTAATAATGATACAAATTTAGATGTTATTAAGTGTTTTATTTCTGTTTTTAATTCATTTGTATATCCTTTTGATAAATCTAATTTTATATTTTCAAACAATAATAATAATTGTATAAAAATATAGCATAACCCAGTAATATCGTGTTTTTGTTCTAGAGATAAAAATTTATTAGTAGGAGAGATTTGATTTAACAATGATGGTGTAATTAAAGAGGTTGGTGTTAAATGTGATGATGATGTGGATGATTTACATTTATTTATAGTTGTAAGCATTGAATTTATATAACTATTTTTATTATTAACACCACAACCTAAACCAAAATCTGTAAATTTTACTTTTATATCATCTACTTTTTTATGAGTAGATACTAAAATAGAATTTTCATTTATATTTTGATGTGCAATGTTATTTTGATGGATTTTAGACATCGCATATAATATTACTTTTATTATATGAAATAACATAGTATAGTAATTTTTAGGTGTCATTTTATGAAAATATTTTTTTAAATGACTTAAACTATACCCATCAAATATTGGAAATACTGTAAATACTTGATTATCTACAATGCGATGTTCGACACAAGGATTAATATAATTTTTTGTTATTTTATTAGATGATAGAAATTTTAATAAATTTAATTCAAAATTTAATTGTTCTAATTGATTTGGATTTTGAGATGGTTCTAGAGTTATTTTTTTACATATATATTTATTATTATTTGCGTCATATGCCATATATAAACTTCCTTGTATTCCTTCCCCTAAATATTTTTTTAAAGTATATTCATTTTTTTTATATTTATTATTATGATGTTTATTATTATTATATTTATTATGTTTATTATTATTTGATTGTTCTAGATTAGTATTAGTATTATTATTAAAAATAGTATTAATTAAAACAACATTTTTATTATAATCATTATAATTATCATACTGATTAAGATTAGTATTTATATAATTTATGTTTTGTAAAGATTTTGTATTTTGATTACTATAAGGTAATAGAGTAGTTATATTAAGTTGCTGAGCATTATTATACATTTTATTATATTTATTATTTAATATGAATTATACTATTATTTACAAAGAGAATTAAAATAGTTAAAATTAAAATAGTTAAAATTAAAATAGTAAAAAAAAATAGTTAAAAAAAAATAGTTAAAAATAATATTAAATTATTTATAAATTAAACATAGGGTCTACTAAATGGTTCTTCTTCATATTTAAAATTAGGCATCATACTTCCAACATTGCTTAAAGATACATCTGTTTCAGTATCGGCTACTTCACCTTGAGAATTTAATTCAAGAACATTAAGAGGTAATCCTCTATCTACAAGTCCTGTTAATTTAAGAGGATTTGGACTAGAGGATATACATACAGGAGGTCTATATTGAGGAACACTCCAATTTTCAGGAGGGACATAAGTATATCCAGGTACAAATTTTTTAGCATCATTATAGTTTTGAACTCTTAAAGCCTCATCTGTATTACTACTAAATGTATTATATTGTTCACATTTATTATTATCTTTATATTTTTCATAAAAGTTAGCATTGAATTCAGCACCTTTAAAAGCATCATTCCATTTGCTATTATCCGTATTTCCAAATCCATTATTATTTTTACCAATTACTATTTTAGGATTAAATACACTTTTTATTTCATCACCATTTTTTAATAGTTTTGTAGTTGGTGTTGGGTTAGTTGGTGATGGTTTAGTAGTTGTTGGTTTAGTAGTTGTTGTTGAATATGTTGTTGAAGTAGTATTTGAATTATTATTATCTTCAAATAATTCTTTATTATTAATACCAACACCAACACCAAATAAATTATTAACTTCATTTACAGCATTTTTATCAACAATACTATTTTGTTTTAATTCATGAATATCTTGTTTTAATTTATTAATAGTTTTTTGTTCATTTTCAATATCAAAATACTCTTCAGACTCTTCTGAATTTAAAATTACATCAAATTTATCTTTAGTATTGTTTTTAGTTGAGTGTTTAGTTGAATTTTTATTATTTTTATTTCCTTTTAATTTTTTTTTACCTTTTTCATTTGAAACAAAACTTTCATAAGTATTAGTCTTATTTAATTTATTATCTATTTCAATATAATTATAAGATGCTCTAATAATAGCAATAAAAGCAATAGCAAATAAGCATATTTCAGGTAAAGTTAATTTATTGTTATATTCATTATAAAAAATACATAATGCTATAACAATTAATAATAGGGATAGTAAATTTAAATGATACATCTGTATTTAGTGTTAGGATTATAAGTAAATTATAGTTTTATAAATAAAGTAAAAATTTATAAGTAAAGTTTTAATAAAATAGTTTAAATTATTTACTTCTAGTTATATACTATTTATATATTTTTTATAATTTTTATTTATTTAATATAATAAAATATATTATTTATTAAACTATTTATTAAACTATTTATTAAACTATTTATTAAACTATTTATTAAACTATTTATTAAACTATTTATTAAACTATTTATTAAACTATTTATTAAACTATTTATTAAACTATTTAT